TGAGATATCAATATGTATTTCTAAATCTCTTTCAGGACTAAATTTATTTGGTACTGTTGCTGCACCAGATACACAAGTATCATAGTGAGTATATTGAGGATTTTGGGATATGAATATGAAGACATCACAGTCACAATCTAAGCATGACTCCAATGACTGACCCATTCTGTAGGAAATTTTAGTCCAGTTTATTTTTCTAGGAAATTTGTGTAGAGCATTGACAAACTTTTTAGTTGCTTTTTTGGCAGCACTTACACCACCAAAAATGAAGGCAAGTCGTTCATCATCGTCTTTGTACATCATCTAATTATTTATTCAGAGTCAAAAACGATGGATGAAAAATCCTTATTCTTTTGTAAATGTCTCTTTGTAATTTTAAAACCAGTTGCTTTATCAAAAGCTGGTATATCTTGTCCGCTATCTACTAAATCATCTTGAGCTTTTTGTTCTACATCATACAAACGCATCTTAGCTCTATCAATACCAACAATAAACTTCTTATTAGATGTTGGATCATTATATCGATTCTTTAACTGTTTAACAAGTATTTGATTTATTTGCTCTAACTCATCTGTAGATATGATAGCAAACATAAAGTCAGCAGTTGCAGGCAAACCAAAACTTTCGGAAGTATCTTCCAAACCAAGATCAGTAGATACAAAACCTTGTCTGGTAGTCTGAGTTGCACTTACTATAGGTAAATCATTTTCGACAGCAAGTCCTCTTAGCTCTTCAGCAATAGCTTTTACATATGTGTAAGTATTAACATTGGAACCACTTTTTATTCTTGCACTAGAACATATATTCAAGTAATCTACAAATATAATATCAGGAACAAAATCTCTTTTTAACTTTAACTCACTAAGTAAATTCTTAAAATGTAATGTAGAAGCTGAAGCAGTAGGATATTCTTTTACAATTAATTTACCTTTTGTTTTTTGTTTTAACTTATCAACCTTCTTAACATACATCATCTTTGGTAAATCAATTAATTGATCTATTGGCATATCTAAAAGATTAGCATCTATTCTTTCAGCTATTCTTTCCTCTGCCATCTCCAAAGTAATGTACAATACATTTTTATTTTGTGTCAAACAAGCAGCAGCATGATGGCACATAAAAAGAGACTTACCGACACCAGTTCCAGCAAGACATATATTAAGAGTTTTTGGAGGTAATCCACCTTTTGTAATTTTATTAAACATCTCAAGATCAAACTCTATCCTCTCTTCTACCTTATGATAAAATTCATATCTTTCTTCAACATCATCAATATAATCATGACCAATGTTTGGATCAAAGGATACAGACAAAGCATCTGACAATAATGTTGGTAAAGCACCTTTAGTTAGATTTTGATTTTTACCATCAAGAATATTAATAGAATCAACCACAGCAAGATAGATAGCTCTATCTTGACAAAACTTTTCAGATTGTTCTAATAACCAAGATGTAACTTCTAACTTATCTGGTTCTTTAATATTTTCAATATATTTTGCTGCAAGTTCAAAATCATTCTCATTGATTCCTTCTTGCTGATCAAGCTCAATAAGTAATGCTTGTTTACTTGGAATACCATTATGCTTTTTAATATATTTTTCAATTTCATTGAATACTGTTCTTTCAGTGTGATCTTCAAAGTATAATGGTTTAAGATAAGGTAAAACTTTTCTGGAATAATCCTCAGAGTGTACTAAATGTGATATTATTAGATTCTCTATCTTGTCCATGTTCCTCTTTATCTTTAAATTGTTTGTAGATGAATCCCATTAATATTTCACCTATCATTGATTCAAACTCTTCACCTTGTTCATCGGTATAATCTTCATTTTGTTTTTCGTCAGGAACATATAGTATATCATATTCATAGTTAGCCGTCAACTCATCATCTTCATCTGCTTTTAAATTTATTTTACCAAATTTTAATATAGTACCTTCAAATAATCCAGTATTTATTTGAACACAAATATCATTTGCATCCTCAACATTATTGGGATTAGGTACTAACTTATAATATTGATCAATTCTTCTCAAATCTTCATCATTAAATGTGTTCTTCATAACTACCTTGTCTTGTTACTTGAATTGGATCTTTGTACATTAAATTACCATATATTTGAGTTCTCTGCCATTTCAAATGATCATAATCCATTTTTATACCAAGTAATATTACTTGGTATAAACATTACCATACTATTATTTTTACGAATAATTTTTTTTGTATCACACCAATCCCATGGAACCCAAAATCTATCAACATCAGTATATTTTTCCCAATACTCATATAAAAACTTTTTTCTCTCTTTAAATTGCAAAAGGTGTGTATGTACATCTTCCTTCTCAACATTATCATCTTTGTTTATGTTTAAAAGATATGTCATACACTTTTGACGAATATCAGGATGAGGGCTAATTTCATATTTAGTAAGGTTTTTTTGTATAGCTGATATAATGGTTGTATCATTTTCTATATCAAACTTTTGTTTTATACAATTGTGAAAATGATCACTATTTAAATAATTAACTAATTCACTTATTGTTTTATTTTTTATCTTGTTTAATCTATAAGTGATACCATAACTTTCACAAGCACTATGCAACTTAATGGTATTTGTTCCAGATTTTACATAGTTGTAACCATAACTATGATTTCCAAAATCATTATTTAACAGATTAAGTAAATATTGTCCAGCTGATATTGTACAACCAGGAAAGTCCTGTACTCTGTAGTCTTTTGTAACTAACGTTTGCATTAAACGTTGAGTAGTTTTATGCTCCTCAAAATGTATTTGATCATCATTAATGACAATATCAAAATGTTCTTTGTTAAGAAAGTTTTCTAGTACTAAATGTTGGAAAGGATTATCATGAAATGGTTCATCAATAATCCTCTTACCTAGATACTTAAACTGTTCCATATAAAAAATCGTCTTTCAATTTTTCATTTATCTGTTTCAGTATATCTTCTGTAAAATATTTCTCTGGATCTTTATTAATGGTTTTACCAAAAGTTTTTGTTCCGTCTGGTAATTCAATCCTAGTAGAAACACTTTTGAATATGTCGTATTTAACAGCTAAATCAAGCATACCATAATAACGATCTAATCCTTTATCATATGTAAGAAGAACATCAACCATCTTATTCTCTTTAGTAAACCTATTCTTTTCATTCTTACAATGAACAATGTTACCTATCACTTCAGTTCCATCTTTTTCTTTTTTCTTTGACAAGAATAAAATAACATCAGCAGCAAAACGTAAACCCATACCACCACCCATCTTCTTAGTTGGAAACAAACCCATTTCTTCATAAGTATGGTTTGTTACCAACATAGGTACTTTTGCTTTACCTAACATTAAAGTAAGAACTCTAAAAGCACCTCGAATAACTTGAGCTCTAGTCATATCTCTTGTATCTTTGCCTTCTGAAGTATCCTCAACTTCTTTACTAGTTGAAAGCATACCAAGTGAATCTAAACAAAGCATCAAAGGAGGTCTCTCACTTTCATCTGTTTCAAGATGCTTCTCTAAAACCTTAACTGCCTGAGTTCTAAATTCTTGTACCGTTGCAACAGGAAGAATAACCATACGGCTGGAATCAATATCTCTGCTTTCAACCATGTCTTTGGAAATTGCAGACTCAGACTCAAAGTAAATAACGCCGCCGCTAGGATTGTCTGCAAGAAACTGTCTAACACAACCAAGGACAAAGAAAGTTTTACCTGTTGCACTTTCTCCAGCAAAAGCTGTAATTTTATTAGAAGGTAGTCCACCATAGATATCTCCTGAAAGTAATGCATTTAAAATATAACTACCAGAATCAACATAGCTACTAACATCACCTGATTCTACTCCTTCACTAACTAAACCACCATATTGATTACCAACTGTTTTTGCAATATCTGCAAAGTAACTCATAATATATCTCCTTAATTATTTCTCTGTCTTCTTTGATTGATATCCATCTTTATACCAACCGCTTCCTATCAACTTGAAGTTGCCCAAACTCATTTTCAAATTAACTTTCCCTCCACATTTAGAACATGGTGTATTAGTAGGTATAGTTCTTTCAGGCCAATCTAATATTTGTTCAAATTCTTGTTCACATTCATTACATCTGTATTCATATATAGGCATAGTTCATTACATTTCAAATAAATCTTTATTTTATCATATTATGAATTACTCAGTCTTTCGCATTCAAAACGTATATGATTTAAACAATTACTACAAATTGAACTATCATGATATTTTCTTTGAGCCTCAATAACACGATTGATAATTTTGAGCATCTTTTGCTTCATATGTCGTACTTGGCTTGTAACATAATTAGGACCAAAAGACACATAATCTTTTTTGTGTTTCATATCATCCTCTGTTCCGAACTAATTCCAAAAGATTCAGATTTATAATTAAATCCTGTCTGAAATGCATCTCTCCAATGCTCATCTAAGGCGTGTTCAACTAATTCTGCTAAAGGCTCATTACCCATTACAGTTTCACGCAACAATCTT